GTAATGTAACAACCCGATTGATACTGACTGACCGGTTCGTGCTTGTCAGTATTTGGATTTGTGTTCTCATCACACAACTTCGCACACGCTTCGCGCTCTGCTGCCTCTGCTAACTTAGCAAAGTGTTGAAGTTCAGGAAGTACGCATGTCCACTCAATATTTAGCTCCATCTGTTTTGCATCACAAAACCCAGCCTCCCGCGCCATGCGTATAATCTCGTCGCGGTTCATCTCAGCAGCACCAGCAGCAGTGCCAGCGCCGTCAGCGCGCCAAAGAAAACAAGGTAAGCGATGGCCAGCGTCTTTAAGTGGCGCATCCATGAGAAGCGTCGAAGCTGCGTGACCGTTGTGCCAATGCTTTCGCTTACGACATTCGGGTAAGGCTTTACTTTCCTGCGCCCGCTATCTTGCAAATCGTCGGGCCGCCTCATATAAACGCCGCCGCCAGCAATACAATTCCAGCGATCACCATCACAACGCGAAGCGCAATCACATCCCACTTAGTTCCAACGTGAATTTCAATGGAACAGGCGTACTCGGGCGAGCCAGGAAATGCTTCGTTCATGCTGCGCGGATGCCGCTTGATGTTGCAGTCGTCTTCCATGTTGTTCTCCTTCAGTGTTTTGTCAGGTCAGTGACCTCGGGCGACTTGCTGCGCTCGCGGTCGTAGGCTTTCTGAATCATCTTTTCGTACTCGGCGCGTGTCACCGATGTACGTTGCAGATCGTGGTATTCGTACAGATCGCGCCAGCACTGAAGCGCTGGCCCGGATGCGCCCATCTTGCCGATGCGCTCATAGCGTTTGGCCGATTCGACCAGGTGGTCTTGCGCCTGCATGCAGACCGACAGAACTTCTTCTCCAACACCATTGCGGGCCATCGTCTCTGCAATGTTCAGCATGGCGGTGACGTTGCGCCAATCAACAAGGTCGGCGGCTCCCGTGCGAAAAGCCTCAAGGGATGCGAGTTCCTTGATGCGCAACTTGTTTAATTGTTCGTCAGGCGTCACGACCAATCCCTCCTTCACAAAATCAAGCGTGTTTAGAAGCACAGGCCGCGGCCGATACTTGCTTTTCTTCCTCATGGCGCAGCGCCTCTCTAATTTCAAGCTCAAGGCTGGCCAACAAGTTCCAGACCATCATTGCCTTGTGATGGCAGCCAGTGTCTTCATCAATGGCGTAACCGGCGCCTAGCTCCAACATGTGACGAGCAAACGCCTGCATGTATCGGTCTTTCCCGTTGGGTACATCAACCCATCCGTTTGGCGTGTACTTGATTGCGCCCTTAGTCGTGACGTCAGTGACGGCGTAAAGCGCGTTGGAAAAGCTTGATAGACACAACCACGCCAGTGGCTTGCCGCCGTCTAGCTTTGCTCCCGTCTGATGCGGGTCGCGACCGGTGGGGTCAAGTTCACGCTTCATGCGTCTCTCCCTTACTGTATTGTTTTTGTATGATGTGTTACTACAAATTCGAGAATAACAGACATTTTGGTAACGCTGATTGATAATTTCTATTAATTTAGAAGGGAATATCGTCATCTTCTGTCGCGGTCGCAAATGCCGCTTTTGTCAGCCGCGAGCCTGGAAATTCCTGCTTCATGTTCCCCATGCCAACGTCCCTGTCCCACGCCTCCATAATTAAGGAAACCTCCTCAAGCGTGTACATCGTCACGCCGTCTTTTTGTTCGCTGTTCCATTGATCAAAGTCCGTGCGAGCGATGGCGTAGACCTGGCCGCCCGGGGCGCGCACCTCCCAAATGTCTGGTGCCTGCCAGGGACGAGCGCCCGCGGCACTGGCCAGCTCATCAAGCTTCAACCAGCCACGCCGCATGACCTCGGCTTTCTCTCGGATGCCCACCATGTCAGCCACACCTACTGCGCTGGCCAACTTCTCTGCTGCGGTGTGAAATTTCAGCGCCCACTCTTCGGGGACAAGGGACTTCAGCCGGCCAACGCCCCACTTCCTTTCCATGTCTGCGGCCACCGCGTTGAGCGGCGCGAGAATGGCGTTTGCAGCTTGCTGCTGGCGCTCCCGCACGACCTGGTTGCCATCGACTTCCGGTAGCTTTGCGCCCTTTGGGTTGGCTCCTTTGGGCATTGCATCTCTTCCCATCTGTATCTCCAGTTGCTTTAAGGCTTCGCGCCCTGTTGGTTTGTACTCACCCGTTGGCTTGCCACCCTTGCCAAACACCGGCTGTCGTCCGACTTTTTTTGGCGCCTCAAACAACCACGGGCTGTCGATGCGCTCCCACTCTTCGATCTTTTCAATCAGGTCGCGGACGGCTGCTGTCATATCAAGGGTTAAAAAAGCCGTCACCAAGAAGAAACACGGTGACGGCCAAAACCAGCCGGAGGGGTGGCTGGGTCGCTGCTACTTGTTTAAAACTCGTCGTCAACCACTGCCATTGCTTTTTGCGCAGGCGCTGCCGCAGGTTTGGCTGCCGGCGCTGCTGCCGGCGCATTTACCGCCGCATCAAAAACGTCGGGACGGGGAATCCATTTGACGATTTCAAACTTAGGGACGCGGGTGTTGCCCTTGCCGACCTTGATCGGCGTGCTGCCAACGATTTTTATGACGGGGGACATGCCCTGACCGAACTCAGGCGCAGACTCGGCTGCGTTGTAGAGTTCCTGTATAAACATCACGTTGCCGGTCGAGTTGCTGCTGTAGCTGCGCACAGGCTCGGAACCAAAAATGTTCTTCGCGTAGATATGCGTCTCAAAGCCGGCCTTGTATTCGCCTTCTTGGGGCTTGGGTTGTGGCGCGTTGTTAGGCCACGGTTTCCAATCACGGTTGCCGGTTTCAAGCAAAAGCCAGCCAAGCTGGACGTTCTGAATGTCAACGACAACTGCTTCGCTAAAGGTGAACTCTTCAGTGCCGCCTTCAGTGGACATCTGCCATGAGTTCATGCTGGCTTGAAAGCGGATATAGGGTTTGGCGTCGCCGCCACCTGGAATTGCTAAAGGCATGGTGCTTTCCTTTCAAACAGTTTTGCGCCGATACCGTCGGCGGGCGTTGCCGGCAGGAAAAGCCAGCAGTGGGTGAGGTACTCGCTGCATCTGGCTGCAATGCAATCCGCTTAACGCAGGGCCGCACACCAGCATCCGCTTTCCCCCATGACTTACTTCGACTTGGCCAACGCCTCCACGCGCTGATCAAGCTGATTCAAAAACTCTTGCAGGTCGCTCTCGTACTTTTCCATCGGAAGGTCGGTCGCCTGAATTTCTTGCACGAACAGTTGCAAGTGCGGCGGCAGACGGTCATCAAAGGACGCAAAGACCATTGCCTTCGCGCCCGTCACATACAGGTTGTGCATGCACTGGCCGGCGTAGTCGTCAGGCAACTTGCCCTCTTCGATGTAGCGCAGATGCGTGGTCGTTCTCGGACACTTGATCTCAACGATGGCCGCAAAGTTGTCGATGTCGCCGTCAAGCGACGACCCAATGCGCATAATGTTGTGCGACACAAAACCCGTCTCACGAATTGCTGTGCCGATGTGCTTGGCCAGCGCGTGTCGTGCGACCGGCTCCAGATCGACGCCGCGCATCATGTCGTTAGTCACATACACATCGTCGGAGCTAATGCCGGTCAGGATTTCAGCGATAAGCTGGTCTTGGTAGCTCTGCCACTTCGCAGTCTTCGCACCCTTGGCGGTCTTCTCCCATACGGCCTTGGCATTGCTGCCGGTCACGCGCCCAAGACGGGCGTCGAACCATTCCTGCGAGCGTTGTGGCGCACTAATTAGTGTGAAATTGAGGCTTGTGTCGGTCGGCATATCAGACATCCTTGCAAAAAATAGCCAGCCAATAAGCCAGCAACGCACTATCAGCACGGCCATCGTCCTTGACTCGCAAGAACGACGCCGCGTAAGCCGGGAACAACTGTGCTGCCCTTTGTCGATTGGCGTCTTTGCCGCCCGACACTTTCAAATCTCTTGTCCACTTGGCCGGCGTCACCATCGTGATGGGGATGCGCAGGCCAGCTAAGACACCGCGAATGCCGCCATACGTCTGACCAAAATTAAAGGTGGACGACACGCCCTGCCCTGGCATTGACCCCACTTGTTCCAACGCCACATGTTCAATCTCATGCGGTCGCATTAGCTCGGCCAGCATTGGCTCGGACAGCCGACGCTTCATCGTCTTACCAGACTTGACCTCGACCGTTGGCATGTCAAAAATAGTCAGCATGCCCTTGTCCACATCAAAGATGCAGATGGCGCCAGACAGGCCAGGATCAACGCCGGCGATTTTCAACTGTCAACCATGCGGAGTGACGGAGGCGTCAACCATGCGGAGT